TCTTAAAGACGCCGACGGGATCCAGATCAAATACGATCGGGCCTTCTTCAACGATGGCTTCAAGATCTGCGATAAACTGGTCGTTTTTACGCATGAGGTAGTTACCGATGGCTACGGTGATATCCCCGGTGATTTTGAATTGGGTTTTAGACACTGGAGTGATGACTTCAGAATCAATGAGTTGAACAGGGGCCAAAGCACGGCTGAGGCGATTCCCAAAGAGACTGCTCGCAGGCATCTCCAGGACAGTTCCACCGCTGTAGACATCACCGTCAAGCAGCATGGTTTTTAAAAGGGTAACAGTAGTTTGCATATAGACCTCATAGTGAATGGAGAGGATCTCCTCTAGGTCTAGTTTAGAAGGGAAAGGCCCCTTTCGGGGCCTAAAGATTAAGACACAGTGACTGTACGGTTAGCAGTCTTCGCACCGGAGTTCGTAGTGAAGGACACTACAGAAGTACCGGCAGACACGCCTGTCACGGTACCATCTTGAGCGACGGTCGCTACAGCTGGCGTTGCTGATGCCCACACACCGGATTTATCCGTTGCACCGGCAGGAGTAATCGCTGCTGACAGCTTAACCGTTCCGCCAACAGTGGTGGTCGGAGAAGCCGGGCTGACGGTAACGCTCGTTGGTACTACAACTGGAATCGTGATCGTACCCGCAGAGGTACCCACTTTAGCACCGTCGGTAGTGGTGAACGTGATGTTCGCCGTACCGGCTTTCAGTGCAGTAACCAGACCTGCGTTATCCACAGTAGCAACGGTCACATCACTCGATGCCCACGCACCGGTTTTATCCGCAGCGTTAGCTGGGAGAACGGCAGCGGCCAGAGACTGAGTATTACCGACGTCAATGGAGAACGTTGCAGGAGTCAGTGTTACGCCCGAAACGTGGATGATCCCGTCATCCAGAGTCCACAGGCCCTTAGTTACGCCTTCTGCGATCCACTTCGGATAATCGACAACGTCAACGTAGGCAAAAGCTTTCGGTGCAACGAAGGTGGAGTTTTTCGCGTAATTCTGGCCAGCCAGAGTCACAACGATGTCCCCTACGACCTTATAAGTGTTCGTAGCGGTTGAAGAAATCAGGCCGGCGTCCAAAAGAATCTGAAGGCTCGATGGAATCTCTTGGGTTTCGTAGTGCAGAAGCGTTTTATGAGCTTCAACTGAGTCACCAGACTTGTAGATCTGCCCAGCAAGGGTGATGTTCTTCAGGATGTTTAGTTTTAACATTTTGATTCCTCTAATAAAAAACCCCCTTTCGGGGGTTTCTGAAAGGTCCCTTCGGAACCGGTGGATTAGTTCAGTGCGACCTGACCCAGGATGAAGCCTTTGGTGTTACCGATGCCGATCCCGATTGACTCGTAAGTCTGGAATTCGATCATGTCAGCTTTCGCTTCCAGGAACACAGTTGGCTCCTGCAGGCTGTAGAACTGACCCAGGTATTCTTCTGGAGCGAAGACCGCAACCAGGTCACCAAGTTCTTTCGTGATGTCCGTAGACAGCAGGTCAGCCTTGATGGTGGTAACGATTTCGAAGCCATAGAACGTGTCCATGGAACCAGTTTCGAATGCCTTGGTAACTACTGCATCACCCAGCTGGGTAGCAGGCTCACGAAGCATCTGCAGGTACAGCACGTGAGACAGCAGGATTTTACCCGGCTTCTGACGAGCGATAACCAGCTGTTGCACCAGGCTCATAACACGGTCAGTGATACGGTCGCCGGTAGCAACTACGAAGTCAGCACCCAGACGTTCATTCTGGATCGCACGGAGACCGGCGATGAAGTTGCTGTCTTCCTGCTGCTGCAGGTCCTTCACGGAGTTTTCCTGAAGGATGTTACGGATGTCCGTACGGTAAGTTGCCAGTTCGAACTTCGACTTAACGAAACGCTCGCTTGACAGCTTGTAGAAAGGAACTTCGTAACGAGCGCCACGGAAGTAACGCACAGTTGGCTGACCGGACAGGCTCATGTAAGCCGCCACTGAATCAGGTTCCTTTTCGATGATCACGCGAGGCTGATCATCAAGACCACGGTCCAGGTCACTTGCAGTAATCATCTGAGGGGTCAGAATCTTACGGGCAAAGCCGGTTTCACGCAGTTTCTGGCGAACGAAAGCGGACATTGCTGCCCCTGCTTCCTTGACCATGCCCTGATCGATTTTGTCGATGAAAGACTGGTTCAGGAAAGCAACGTTTACTGTTTCTTGTGGAATGTTCATCAAACGTTTCTCCTATTAACGAACCAAGATGACAAGGGCTTTAGTGCCATTTGCCAGAGTTTCAACTTCCAGTACATGGCCCAGGGCCTTGTCACCAGCAGCTTTACCGAACACGCCTGTAGCCGTTGCGGTTACCGCATCGCCTTCAACGTAAGTTGCGGTTGCGTCAATGGCATCGGTACGCACGATGTATCCGCTGAACAGCACGATACAAGTGTTACCACCACCGACTACGTCAGTACCGTTACCCGCAGCGATACCGCCGGCGATGCGTACTGATTTGTCGTCTTTCGGACCACGAACTACGATGCCGACAGCACCAGTAGAGTCTGCGACGGTTACACGTTTAACTTTACCACCAGCAACTGGAACAACCAGATCGCCGTTGGTCAACGTAGCGTCGTCAGAGCCGTAGTTCATGTGCAGTCCGTTCGGACGCGGCCAACCGTGTAGGAACTCAGCACGGTATTCTAAAACAGGCAGTCTGCTCATTTAATTCTCCTAGTTGGGTCTTATGATAAACAGAAATCTACGAACGGGTCAACCCCGCGAGAACTCTGTCCATTACTTGCTTTGCCAAGATCCCATGGATCCTGTTGGCTGCTAGCGATCTTACTCAGCGTACCTTCTGGTAGAGATTTTAACGCTTCCCAATCGGAATCCGTCCAATCTCCCTTAGATTTTAATGCATCCAAGGTCGGTGCTACGCTAGCGCTTTTCTGAAGGTCGGTAATCGTTTCTTCACTACTTTGTAGTTTAGCACTGAGTTCATCAATTACATCAGCACTTTTAGAAAGAATCCCGGCTTCCTTCTCGAAAGTCGCGGCGTGTTGCAACATTTCTGCTGCATGACCAGGAGTGAATTTTTCTTCGTAACCGGCAAGAATCTCTTCCGCCTGGCTCGCATCCACTCCATTCTCTGCCAAAGAGTTTAACGCTGCTTGCTTGACCATCGAGAAATCATACTGATTTTTGATGCCCGTGGCAATAGCATTCAGATCACCAGCTCGTTTACGAAGAAGATCAGTATTCATGTTTCCTCTCACTGGTTAAATACTTCCGTTGTTCTTACGGAAATTGTACACAGCGGCTTTACCCGCAGCACCGTCAAGTTGCTCATCGGCGACGTGTGTAACTCCGAGTCCAACTCCCCCGGCTACTGTTCCACCTACAATTTTAGTCAGAGTCGGAGCTTTACGGCCATAGAGTCTTACTAAAGCGAGGGAACGGCGAGCCAGGCCCGCAGATTTGCTCATTGAAGAGCGTGCAGCTAATCCACCAGCCACGCCGACAGCGAGGCCCGTCTTAGCAGGATTGGCTTTTGCGATGTCAGCACCACGCTTTAAGCCGCCGAGGACGCTTTGACCGGTAGAGGTCTTCGCCAGGGTTGCTCGAGCAGAATTGCCGGAACGAGTCACGAAACCGCGTGCTGCGTTGACGCCTTCAGTGATGAAAGCTCCTACGCCCGCTTGTTTCTTCATCGCATCGTTATAACCAGTGTGGTACATAGTAGCTTGGGCAGCGGCGGAACCGCTGTAACCCCCAATGATATGTCCTGCGACCAGGCCTGTGCCGATAGCTTGCGGAGAGATGGATTTGATAGGCTTATAGGCTTTCGCAATGGCTCGACCCGCGGCATCCTTCCCGGCTTTAATAGCCTCAAGAGCACGCTTGGCTTGACCCAGTACGGTTGCTTCCTTCTCCATTCTCACCTCTGAAAACCCCTCCGAAGAGGGGCGTGGGATTAACCGCAGATTTCTGCGATTGCTGCTACAGCTTCTGCGAAGTCAACGCCTTCATCCAGCAGTTGATCCAGGGCAGCTTTCTTTTCCAGATCGCTGTACTCAGGAGCTTCTTCGAGAGTCGCTTGCTTAACCAGTTCTACTGCGTCAGAGAAGTCGATGCCTTCTTCCAACAGAGCTGCAACGGCTGCAGATTTTTCCAGGTCCTGAGTCATCAGGATGGAAGCTTCTTTAACCAGATCAGCTGCTTCAGCGAAGGTTAGACCATCGTTGATCAGAGCGGTCAGGGTATCAGAGGCTTGCTTATCCAGGTTAGACTGGATTGGCTCACGGCCAGCAGTTTGAGCGCCGCCTTCAGCAGACACTTCAGTCTCAACTTTAGTTGGAACTGCAGTCTTGCCTTCGTGACCAGCACGTTCCAGAAGAGCTTTAGCCACTTCGGTCACAGTCTTACCGGCCACCGGAGTTGGTTTGATTTTAGCAGTGTCCTGAGCGACCATTTCGGCAGTTTCAGTAGCTACGTTGTTCTCAGCTTGCTTAGTCAGACCAGCAAGGATTGCGTCGGCGATAGACTGGCCAGCCAGTTCATGTGCACTTTTGGTCATTACAGTTTCTCCAGCAGTTTCGTTTGAAAGAGCAGTTTCCAGCTCAGTTGAGGCATCGGATGCCTGTTTGGTCATTTCTTGATTTGCTGAATCCTGCACCTGCAGGCTAGCAATCAAGCTGTCCAGTGTATAATCACTCATTTTAACTTCTCCCACAATGGCGTTTAATGGAACCTTCCATTAGTTTAACAGTAATCTCTGCGGACTTCACAATTGTTTCCCCGATAGGAGAGTTTAACCAACTGATCTGCTTCTGCAGTTTACGTTTAGCTAAGTCGGCAATCATGATCTTTGCCAGCAAGGCACTCCCGGCGATCGATAGGAGAGTCTTCAACAAAGTCGGCTCTTGAGCCGCTACAGCTGGAGTCGGCAGTACCGGTGTTTCCATCGGAACTCTTCCGTGCTCCCAATTAGTATAACCTGTTGGGGCAGGAGGACGACCAACTACATACTCAGCAGCACGCTTTTCTACCATATCGGATCGCAAAGAGGAGCCCTCAATGTATCTTAAAAGTAGTTTAAGCAGAACCGGGTTCGCTTCCTTCTCAACTATCTCAGGAATGTTGTCTAAATGCAAGGGAATCGAGTCGATACCGACGTGATTCGCTACCGCAACAGCCAAAGGTCCCAGGTGTTCTTTCTCCCGACCGAGGTACATCGTGGCGAAATATTTCGACAGGAAGTCCATGGAAGGGTTCATTCCGAGTTCCGCGAGAGCGTTCATCACGTCCTCAAACGGGTACGGTTGCAGAATGTGGAGGATATTATCGCTCGGATCCAGCACGCGGTCAAGGATAGGGTCCAAACGATTGTCATAATCGACAACGTCTCCCTGGATTTCCTTCACCAAATCAGCCAGTTTCTCAACGGCTTCTTTCTTGATGCCCGTCTCGATGACGGCGGACGGTTCGTATGACACGCCTTCCGCGAGGGCCGCTTCTGCCGAAGAGATTGCTCCCTGGTGGTTAGCCACCTTCTCGAGCACCGACGAGGTCACGTCAGCAGGACGGATCACGATGGAGATGTCAAAGAAGCGTAGCGGTCCCAGGTTGAGTGCCATGACTTTACGACCGTCAGGGTACAGTGAGTTCAGCTGCGATGTTAAGTGCGAGCAGTACTCGTTACGGGAATGTGCTTTGTTACCACAGATGCTACACACGTCGAATGGCGTATTGCAGGCCATTGAAGTCGCCGGGTATTGCCCACGTTCAGTAATCTGGTAGTACTCATCGGCACCGAGAATCTTGCTGACTTCCACGATGAGCTCCACACGGTGCATCCGTGGGTTGTAGTACGAGAAGATTACCTTACCGATGGACTTGGCCGGGTCTTTGTTGACGTGGTGGCGGAATACGTGGGCAGGAGACGTTTCGAAGGTCTTGTGCCATCGAATCAACTGGGCTTCCGGGAAGTAGTCCCCGTTGCGGTTCGACCCGTAGTACTCGCCGGCACCCATGGCATTAATGTGCAGATAAAAATAACCTTCGCGAACAGGGATCTGCTTCACGTAGTCATCAATCTCTGCCGCCGCAGCCTTCTTAGTCAGACCGGCCGCGTCGTCAAACAGTAACGTCGCTTCACCCATTTCCAAGTGAGCTTCGTAACGGCTGTCGAGTAATTTATCCATTTGGGTTCCTTAAAAAGGTGCCCGAAGGCACCTACAGATTACAGAGAGAAGTTACGGGCGGTAAGCGGAGTTTGGTTTCCACGACGGGATTCCAGTTCTGCCAACATCTTCACAGTCTGAATGTCCAGGTTGTCACCACGGATGGCGTTCGACAGAACCTGGCCCAGAATGTTCGGGTCGGTAGAAACACTCGGTGCTGTAGCATAAATGCTGTCAGCCAGAGACTTCACGCGATCCTGGTCAGCGTGCTGCAGGACGTTGTTACGAGAAATCGCCATACGCAGAGCTGCTTCGAATTTGCTGCGGTTCAAGCCACCGGCAATCGAGCGGATTGCACCCGCACCGGCAGCAACACCCAGGCCACCCAGGAGTGGGATACCGGTTTTCAGCACGGCTTTACCGAGTTCTTCACCCTTAAAGGCGCCGACGAAGTCAGACCAACCGGCCGTCTTTTCGAAATTCTCGACGGTCAAGTCGATGAAACGCTTTTGGTCTTCTGACAATTCTGCAGCGTCAGTCAGACCGGCAGATTTCATCAGACCGGACTGCAGACCTTCGCGGAGTCCGTTCAATACTTCTTGGTTTTCGTTCATGTAGGCCTCTTAGTTGTGTAGACTGCCCCAGACGTCTTTGGTCGGAGCGGATTTGCTGGCGATCTGGCCGATCTCAGGACCGGCGATGGCTACTGTTCCACCTAGTTTAATCGCTTTGCCTGCTGAATTGGCGCCTTTAGCACCACCCCGCATGATCGAACCCGCCGCACGAATCAGGGAGCCAACGAAGGCTTCTTTCGTCAAGTGAGGTGGGCAGATAACTTCAGCGATCTTCGTCAGTTTCTCTTCGAGGTCTTGGCGTTTCATGCTAGCCTCTTTAGCCAGACCCAGAGAGTCCTGCAGAGCCTTAACGTTAAACAGGGCTTCTACGCCACGGATAGACGGGCCGGAAGCTTCCTTCACGTGACCGAACACCAGCGAGCAGAGCTCATTGTAACGCTTTGAATCTCCACCGGTCAACGCCGCAATCTTCATCAGGGCGTCAGGATCCTTGGCAACCACGGCAGCGGACTTCAACAGGCCTTCCGTGATGTTCATTTCCTCCATCTGCATGCTGCGAAGTTGCTCACGGCCGGCGTAGAGGTGCTTGGTCAGCTGCTTACGGGCTTCGATCGGATCGATGTTCGGTTCGTAGGCCGACGCGACCTTTTCCATCGGAGCTGACATCAGCGACAACGGGCTAGGGCGTTTCTCACTCGCAGCTTTCTCCATTGACGGAGTCAGGAAGTACGCCATGATCTGCTCAGTGTTTGCCAGATCAAACTCCGCTGTTTTATCCATCGAGCCGTGTGGGCCAGAGAGATACGCTAGTTGGTTAACAGTTTCGACCAGGCGGGCAACCTGGTCAGCGTTCATTTCGTTGGCTTCTGCGACTTTGATAATGCCGTCGTTCAGAGAGACACCACCGTTACGGTAGCGGGCTACCACACCCGCCCCCACGTTCTTAAGGAAATCTACTGACATGTCCATTAATCTTCCTTCAGGTCTTCTTCACTCGGGAACTGAATGTCATCCCCAGTGAACTGTTGCAGTGCGATATTGATGTCTTTCATAGCTTCATCAGTATCAGTCACCCATGTTTTGAGCAGACGGGCCGCTTCAACAGCCTGCTTCGTCCACTTCGCGGATTCCTTGGACGCCTCAGAGGCGTTAGCGTTAAAGAACGCTTCCTTACTCTTGAAGTAACAATCCGAGAAGATACGGGTCAGACCCTCGACCGGCGAGACACTGACTTCGTTACCAAAACGCCACTCGAGGAACTTCATGCCCTGAGTCAGGGCCCAAGTCTTCATCGTACGTTCGCTGGCTTCTTTGATGCTGTCAACCATCGCCAAGCGTTGGAGTTTGGTCATCGCTTCCACGTCCCAGTATACCGTGCGGTAAATGTCCAGCACGCTCACCGGAACACCCAGGAAGGATGAGATCACCGCCAAGTCATTCGTGGCCAGTAGGCTAGACTCCACGTAAAGACGTTGTGTGCGATCCTTGTAGATTACCGTGGCTTCCGCAACCAGTTCGGCGAATTGGCCAGCCAGGAGCTGATCCACGATCGGATCAACCCCCTTGGTGCCTTTCGCGAGCAGTAGGCCGCGGTAGTTCGGTCCTTTAGACATTACTGGCGATCTGCTCGAGCTTGATGTAGCTTTCACCAAGGTTCTGGTAAGAACTACGCAGGTTCGTCACCATGTTACTCAACGCCTCAGGGTCCAGTGAGTCGGACAGTCTGTTTGAGTTAACACGGGCCAGGAAGAGAATGCGACCGAGGCGGTCTACTGCACTCCCGATTTCCGGCAGATATTCGTTAATGGTTTCGAACATGTTCGGATCGCTCAGGAGCTCAGCGATGATTGTCGCTTCCACGACGCTCTTATCGTTGGTCTTCGCCGCAGCGTTCAGACGGTCGGTCTGACCCATTTGGCGTTCCTGACGGCTACCCGCCATGGTCGGTGCGGGTGGCAGTTTCTGACCATACTCGAAGAACGGAGTAGGACGAGAACCTTCAACGGCAGCAGCCTGCTTGGACATGTGCATCCCGATCATCTTGCGTTCTTCCGCAGACTTCATCAGGTTTTCCGTGTCGATCGGCTGGAGCATCATGTTCTCGACCAGCATGCGAGCGGCTTCCGGACGTCCACCCACTGGGCGACCATCAATAGCGAACTCACCATTGTGGAAGGACATGGTGTGGTAATCCGGCAGATACGACGTAGTGCGATGCTCGTGACGGGTAACCGTGGCTGCGATAGACTTCTCGAACTGAGAGCCCAGCGAAGAGCGGTGGCCGACGTACGCACGACAGACGGCATTCAGGAACACGTCCTGGCCCCCACGTTCGTTGCTCTGGCAGTGAACCAGACCGTGCATACCTTCGGTTACAATCACGCGACCGTTGCTGCCACCCTGGAAGGTACCGCGGTAGGTCGTCGAGTGAGCATCCATCAGTGGCATTCCGTCAATGTCAAACAGGAAGTATCCCGTACCGTCGAAGAACATCACCTTCTTATCCTCTGCACCGTCCAGGAGTAACGCCAATTCACCGGCAGGAACGCCAGAGAGGTTTGCTGTCACTTCATCGTACGGCACTTCCTGTTGGTGGATCACGACGTCTTTGTCGACCAGGCCAAACTGACCCTCTACCGTACAGACCAGAACCTGGCGAGTGTCTACCGGTGCTCCGCATTGACGCAGTACCGCGATTGGGATTTCCCCACCGCCGACACCTTCCGCCATGTACGCGTGGCCTTCTTCAGCCGCTTTCAGCTTGGTGTAATGGTTCGCACCGGCAGACTCAATTACCACACGGGTCGTCGAGTGTTCCCCGGCGATGTGGTAACCCTTTTGCACGATATCCTGAACGGCTTCGTGAGACAGTGGAGCTCCACCGGCTGCGAAATCAGGAGTGTCAGTCAGCACTTGGGCTTCTTTCACCATCTGAACTTCGGGCAGTTTCTCAACCGTACGCAGGGCTTCGGCGAACTTCTCCAGGTTCAGCAGACGGCCGATCGAGTCGGAAATCTCTGGGTTCTGGGTCAGCGTGTCTGCCAGTTCGCCGCGAATCGCAGGATCGGACATCGCAATGATACCGTCCAGGCGGCCATCGCTGGCGTACATGAACTTACCGGTACGTGGTGGAACGACCAGATCTTTAAGGTCTGGGTTGGAAATAGCACCCTGTGGGGTACGGGCAGCGGCACCCATCCCGGCGTTCTGAGCGGCACGGACTTGTTCGATGGTCTTCTTGGTTAACGGGAAGAATGCCTTACGATCAGCCAAATAGATGGAATCGATAGGGAAAATTACCCCGCCGCGGGAGATCACCGGAATGTAGAACAGGTTCCCACCATTTCGCATGATGAAGACGCCTACCTCTACCCCGTCTGACTCGGACAGTTCAGAAGACATGTCTTTGAATGCCACGATGTACTTGCTCAAGCCGGGAGAAGCCGCGTTAAGCTTTTCCAGAGCCATCTGACTAAAATTCATAGTTGGGTTCTCCGTTAAATATACACTATTTTAGTTAATCACTCGTATTTTAGCTATTCATAGCGTCGAGGATTTCCTTGGTCAGGCTATCTTTGTTGGCTGCCGAGTGGTGCAGGTAGTCATCAATGCCTTGTCCACGAGAGATCTTACCGAAGAGCTTGGGTTTGGTTGCGAGATATCTCATCACCCGTACTTTACGCTCTTCCTCAGGCAGGTCTGCGTGGGAACGGTAACGAATGCCACGACCGATAACCTGGTTGATCTTCTCGTTGTTAAAGTGAGGCTCCATCCCTTGGAACGAACGGGTGCCCTTTAAATCCAAGCCTTCTGAGCCGGCTGACGACAGGAGGATCGCTTTGATCTTCCCTTCGTTGTAGTCACTGATAGCCTGCTTACGTTCCGAAGACGTGGTACTGCCGGTAAACATCGCAGCAGAAATCTTTTTCGCCACCAGTTGTCGGTGGGCCTCTTCCAGGCCGGAGCCCAGGTAGTTAGAGTAGATGATACCCTTGTGATTAGGATTATCCTTCATCATCGTCTCAAAGTCACTGACTATTCGATCAATCTTTGGCGCCGACGGTTTACGCGTGGTGTATTTAGCGTCGGTGTTACTGATCTGTCGAACGGCCTGAGAGAAGGCGTTCAGGTTCTGCTGCTCTTTCTTATCCACTGGAAGGTTCATACGGATCTTCAAGCGAAGAGGGAGGGGGATCGTGTCTTCTGCGTACTGGTAAGCCCGCAGCTGGTCCGGAGACATGTCAACGTGCACCATTTCGTCAGTACGGTCCGGGAAGTCCTGCTTCATTTCCTTCATGGCATCGAAGCGGTCCATGTACTCTTTACCCAGGCGACGCAGTTCCTTCTTGTTCTTCACAGACAGCTTATCACCGGGTTTCACCCCGAGAATACGCAGGAGTAGGCCTGGCTTGACTTTGTCATGCTGGATGAAGGCCTGGTCGAACTTGTCTGGATCTTCCGGCATGACTGACTTGCCGGCCGTCGTGTTGATGACCTTGGCGATGTCAGAACGCTGGTTGTAGATCGGCGTACCGGTTAACAGCAGGCGTTGCTTGGCGGAACGAGCCAGATCGCGTACGGCGTCGGAGCGAAGCCCCGGGTTACGCACACGGTGGGCTTCATCGAGCACCACCAAATGGTAGCCTTTGGCCTTGTAATCCTTCGCTTTTCTCTGAGCACCTTCGTAGGAATCGATGTCGATGTTCGAACGGATGTGCTTAGGGATGTTGTGCTTGTCCATTTCCTTCTGCATGTTGTCACGCAGCGGAGCCGGAACGATGAACAGGGCACGGGCCCCTGGATTCTTCTCAATGACACCGCGGGCGGAATCGAGACTCTCGAGGGTCTTCCCTGACCCAAGAGAATGATAGGCCAGGACAGATTTGCCCGAGCCGATCTTGTCGGATATCCGCTGTTGGTGGTCCTTCAGCGTGTAATCCATTAGTAACGACCTCCTTCGCCTTCACCGAACGCACCGCCGAGAATGTACGGGGCAATAGGGTCAGTGCTGCTTGATGGTGATTCCATACCTTCTGCTGCGGCCTCAGTCAGCGTCTTGCCGATCTGTTTGAACGCCAGGCGGGATAGCCAGTTGGTGTCTTTCAACTTCGCTGTCTTAATCCCCGGTACCATTGGCTCTACTTCCAAGCCAGAACGAGACGTGTGAACCTCGTCGATACCGTGTTTGCTCAAATACGCCAGGTGGTTGCTGTCCAGGATTGTTCCCGGGGTCAACTCCAAGACTGGACGAGCCAGTTTCTGTCCGGTAGCACGCTCAATAGGCATGACCTGCGAGTCACGAGCCATTTCGTCGGCAATGTGGTTCACGGTCACAACCTGGCCCGGAAGATACGCCGTAGTACCCGGATCCTTCACCTTCACGTATTTGACCAGATTCTTCGCGATCAGATCGAAGTGACGCGGGTCCAGTCCGCCGCCGTAGATTTCATACAGCTTGTTGGACATGTAGCGACGACCGTCACCGATGCCACGCAGGGCCACCAGCTCACGGGTGTTGATCGTACCGGTAGACAGAGCCTCACCGGTCTTCACTTTGTCGCCTTCCTTCACTGCCAGATCCTGGGAGTTCGGGATGAAGTACTCTTTGTCACCGACGTGCAGCGTGGTATCCCCGAGAGTCGTGGTCTTGATCGTGTGAACAGAACCGTTACCCTCTGCGATGATCGCTTTGTCCTGGAACTTCTGTGGGTTGACCAAGAGGTTAGACGTCAAGTCGTACGGGTTGATGGACTTACCGGATTTCGCGTTATGCTTAGTACCCAGAATCATCTGTGTCAACACTTCGGAGGCCGACTGAGCCGCCACGACACCGACGTTCTCTCCGATATCCGGGATGTGACCGTTGGCATTCAGACCGTAACACTTCTTACACACGCCTTCTTTGGCCTGGCAGGTCAGCGTATTGCGGACTTTGATACTCTTCACGCCGTCGTGTTGCAACTGGCGGTAGTAAGCTTCGTCGATCAGGTGGTTTGTGCCGGCAGTGAAGTGGAAGATTACCTTCTTCTTATCCGTCGGATCCATCTTCTCGACCAGGCCATTCGTCGTGCCACAGTCGTCTTCCGTGATTACTTCGTGGTACAGGTTCGGAGTGATCGATTTGAACATGTCGCCAGGCTTGGAGGTAGACAACTGAGCTCCCACGGTGTTACCGCGTCCCCAGTATGACATGGCCAAGTGTTCGGCGGGACTCAGACCTTCGGCGAAGGAGTGCATGATCGCCAGTGGGATCGGTGAGCCATCGATCTTCTTTGACTGAATCGGTGAGCTGGTAGCCTGTTGGAGCTGATCCGGGTTACCACGAGCACCGGTCTGAGCCATCATAGCCGCCGTCGACTTGCGGGCCACCATGTAGTTCAGGTTCTGGTCGGTCAGCAAGCGTTGATACTTGGTTGACACGTCCAGCAGTTTTTCACGGCGTTCACGCTCGGAGAGACCCTTCTCGTCGTTCACGTGGTTAGTTGCCGCTTCGTATTCTTTGAGCATGGCATCACGTTCGTCTGAGTCGTTGTAGTAGTCAGAGAGTGGGGTGGAGTAGCCGTGATCGGTTGCTGTGTGGAAAAACAGGTGTGACAGATTCGAGATCGTGTCAGCTGCTTGATCTCCACCGTGGGTAATGACGTTAGCAATCAAATCCTTAACGCCGTTCTTGTTCAGCACTGTGTGCGGGTCGAAGTGCTTCTGTGCTGCTTCCGGTAGCATGCTCTTAATCTTCAGAGCGCCGGGGGTAATGATTGTCATGGAGACCTCCGTTTAGTTGATCAACTAGACCTATTTTACAGGGTATAAGTACTGTAGTGAATAGGAGAGTCTATGTTCAAAATTCTTAAGAAATACTCTACCACAAGAGTAAGTTACAACGAACGGGCTACAGGTTGTGTAGACTACCTACCCGTTCAAGATCAGATCTTCTTCGAAGATCACTACATAGGCGGAATACGCGTGTATCGAAGGATACTCTTCAGAGAAAGGATACCTGTGTACGCGTGGACCGCCAGTGCTGTTATGGGCTTTACAGACTGGAAAACAGACTGCCCAGCAGACATTTGGAAACTTTGCACCGGGAAAGATCTATGAAAACCAAAACTGTACTTGCTTTCGATACACCCTTCATCACGTTCAAAGAGGATAACACCGTTTGGGTTTCAGTTGAATCCCTCTCGAACTTCCTCGGCCTGGGTTACGCAGAACAGGTGTACAACCTGTCCGGCGATACATCCATGCGGGAACTGGGGTTGAAGACCACCACTACCCCTGTCACGAAAGTCATCAGTGATGAGGGCCGGCAGTATCTTTGCATTCGACTCGAGGATGTCTCATTGTTTGCGGCCACGGCCACACTCGATGATCTCGGGAAGATTGATAACCAAAGACACTGCCGGGATGACCTGCCGGGTCTCCTGGCAGTATCCTGAGGACCCTTACGGGTCCTTTTTAGCTGCTGTGACATCGAAAGTCAGGGTCCTGTTCCCAAAATGTTCCAAAGAAAACCCAGATAGGACAAGGGCTTAGACGATTCTGTGACATTGTTACATCGGAACGTCTCCAACCCACCCTTATTAGAGACATCTTACCCCTATACATACATTACTATGGATCTTTAAATAGGTATATATAGGATACTACCTACTCTATGGGGATAAAGGGGGTGTGTGTTTAGGGGTGTTGTTCCTGTAACGGTGTCACAGCCCGGTCACGATAGTACCCAATCATGTTACCTGCTGCGTTTCCTACCTTCGAGGCAAGATACGCGGTACCCAAAGATCCCCCGATGGCGAACAATGGGTTTGTCCCATTTGTCATCATACGGGCAGCCAGAGGAACGACCGACGCGATACCCAGGGCAGAACCCATGTTTGAGTAACGTGACTGACGATCACTCATGATGTCCACGTGGGTCAGTGCTTCCGGGATCATATCCACAGAGTCAGCTGCAGCAATCGCTCCGTCTACTACTCGACGTCCGATTGCTCCCCCTACTATAGACCCGCCGATAGCGCCTGCAACGCCCGCTGCGACCTTAGCACGCAGTGACCCTGGCATTGCTGCGGCTGCAAGGTAAGAACCCAGCAGAGAGCCTCCTATGCCACCTCCTGACTGGATTACGTCTTTGGCCACGTACCCCAGGTCATCGATCGGGCGATCCATCAGGGCCACCTTCTCGAGCGGTTTCTGACGGAGCAGAGCACGAATCTTCGCTTTGGCGTATGACAGCGCCATTTTATGAGGACGAGGGTCAGTACTCGCCTTCAGCAGCACCTTGATTTCCGGGCTGCGGTATACTTCAGTTACGTTAGAATCCTCCACGTCTGGCTCCTAATTTCTTTGCACGACGGTACATACCGTTGATCGACATACGGGTGCCACGTAGGAGTCCGCGAAGAGCGATGAAGCTGCCCAGCCCGGCCCCGATCTTGATCCCCGTCTCCAGATAAGACTTTTGTTCATTCATAGTGTTCCTCCATTCAGCTCATATTTTAGGGTATAAGCAAGGTGTAGTAGAAACCATTGTACCCCAAAGGAGGTGCCTATGAAATATCGCATTACAGAAAGGATTGCCGGGTTCAACTACGCGGCAGGACTTCTGGCGAGCTCACGTGCCCTAAGCGATGATGACCTTCGTCTCGCGGTAAATACCATGATCGAAAACGCTGAGATAGCCACAGAGAGCTACCAGCGGGGCGTCGAAGATGCCCTTATGCATTCCCATCCGTATCTTTCTAGAAGACTCGGCCACTACTGATCCCGCGAGGGACATTCTGAATGGTCTTCATTCACAATTTTCCTTAAAGGAGATTTCCATGGAAATCTTAAAAACCCCCATCACCTTCAACTTCTGTGGCCTCCTGTTGAAGTTCGTTATTGATCCATCTGGCCGTCGTCTGGTTGATTCCGCCAAGCTTTGGTCCGACCTGGAACTCTGGCAGCGTCCGGCTCCGGATTGCACTGAGTATCTGTATGAAGAAGATCGCGAGGGGATACCATCCTGGTCGGTCTCCCGGTTCAGTAACCTAGAGGATCTGAAGAAACGCCACGAGCAACTCTCCACGATCGCTCTGATGAAGGACAACAAAGGTTTCATCCAACTGGGCTTCCTGCTCGAACATTACCCACAACTCCTAGCAAAGCTAGATAAGGACTTACAATGTCAATAGAAACATTCAACTTCCACGGTGAATCAATCCGCTTCAACTTAGACACCATGCAGATCAGCGTTTCGGATATTCTCTCCGTCATCGCCAATGACGTAAGCCAATTTGCCCTTGAGTCTAAATTCTCCTATTGGGTAGGCCTGGATAAAGTCATGGATGTCATCTCCGAAGGTTCGGATGGTTGCGGTGAATGTGGGGTCTGCACGATCTGGCTGTTGGAATTCGTCCCGACGTTGGTCAAGTGGTTGACCTGGCAGCATAGCGCCCTCGACCCAATCACGATCAACGAAGACGAATACAGCAAAGGCTTCAAAGAGGTCTACTGGGCACAGAAAGACGCCAAACACACTACCGCGTATCTGCTCTCAGGTGTTTTCACAGATTTGTACTCCCCGTGGGACGATCGCTGTGAAGTGAAGGTGGGTATGGGATACATTCCGTTAGAGGGTGAATTCCAGTACCGCGTCGTTCACGTGGTCCGTGATGTTGATATCGTAGAGGATGTCCCGGGTGGCTTCCCGCTCCGCTCTACTCGCTCGGTTACCCTACGTCTGGGTGTCGAAACGATCATCAAAAGTGCGGATCTCGGCAGCTTGCTCCACACGCTGTCCCGTTAAAATCCGGGGTGGAGGTACCACCCTATGATCGAAATTGTGTACTTGAACGGAACTCCGGTAAATACCATTAAGACTGACGCGATCTACGTCGATGTCGTGAAGTTCTGGAAGGACCTAAAGATCCGCGTGGATCTGGCACCCCTTCCTCCTTTCACGGAAATCCTCACGAGCGAATCAGAGAAGAGCTTCGCACTGGGCCAGTACGTGACCCTTGAAGACTTCGTCCAAGCCGTTTCTAACATGAACCCGATTGCCATCGATGCAGCTATTCAGCATGCGATTTCCGTCGGTCTCACGGAAGCGGTCACGACTTACTGGGCATCACTGCCGGAGTTCACACCTATCTACAAGCCCCGCTAAGGGGCTTTTTTCGGAAACTGCTATGGATTTTTTCGGTTGTCCAATTGATATCACGGTAGAACGCGGGCAGGTACATATCGCCAGCACATCCCTGACTGAAAACCTCATCCTCCCTAAACGATTGGACCGAATGATCCTCGAGACCGACAAGATCCCGTTGGATTTACTCCTTCCAATCCTCAACCAATTCTCTGATACGAACAAGCAGGGCATCTTCCGCCGCCATCTGATCGAGGCCATCGTGATTGACAGTACGTGGATGACGAAGAAACTCCAGAAGGTGTATCCTCGCGTCGTTCCCGTCGTCCCGGGGCTTAACGTAACCTGCTACAACGAGGAAGGCCTCTGGATTGACGCGATGGATCTGGAGTATGACTTAAATCCCAAAGCTCGCCCCGCCCGTATCCCCCGATTATCCATGCGTCCATTCGACATGATGTATCGCCCTCGCCTGGCTCATCTGGAGCAGATGGAACGCGTCCGCTACTTTATCCCACTGCGTAGCCTCGACGATTACCTGGCCGCCAGCCGCAATCTGGCCAACGACAAGAACGTCCGGGCGTGGAAAGGACGCATCGAATCTGCCCTCCTGGATTACTGGGAGAACCTGGCGGACCTATCCTCTATCGGCTTACCGGAGAAATACCGTGCTTAAAAACGTTGTCATTATCTTCGGGGTATCCCTCCCAATCATGGAGGATGGCCACCTGGTGTACGTCGACCCTGGTGAGCTTCTGAAGAAGCTGTCGATAGACCGCGAGCTGATCCCGTGCAATCGTCGAGTTGGCTGGTGGGATGGCTTCTGCCACATCTCTAAGGCCACGATGACTTCGGAGTACTTAGTGTATATGCTCAGGACTTTAAGGGGTTCACAGGAAGAGATCGAGAAGTACAACATCTACGCTGATGAGATTGAGCGACGGGTGTAAAAGAAAAGGGCCCCGTTAAGGGCCCTTTTTTAGGCAGGAAAATGAAATTTCAACAGCATTCACAACATTCAATAACATAAGGAGGACTTCCACTATAGCTAAGTCCTCCTGGACTGTCAACCCGTAATTCGAATCGGAGTGTCACTTTGTACGTGACCTGCTTCGAGAGCCGCCAGTGCTTCAGCTTCTGTCTTGAATTCCACGACTTTCTTATCCATGTTCGGCTTAGTCAGGTGAACTGAACCGAGGATCGCTTCGTGGCCCGGTGCGAACATCGGGTTGCCGTAACCTTTACGAGCGTCGTGCAGGTTGCTCGAAGGCATCAACTTCTCCTTCGCTTCCCGTACGGCTTCCGGAGTCATCGGCACGAACATCGACATGGCGTCACCGTCGTAGTCGGCTGCGAACGCCGGTAGGTGGAGGATGTTCACCCCGATCGTCTTACCGTCCGTCGGCACTGCCTTCATCGCCATGATGTTGGTACGCATCAGGGTCGGTGCACGGTTCAGCATGACCGGAACGGTATCCACGATGTGGTTAAAGCTCGCCGTCGCTGCGTCGTTACGTCCTTCGTAGGCGTTCTTCGCTTCCGCCAGGTCATACCCTTTCTGGCTCAGGTCACGAATGATGTGCATCTTGTACATCGTCCAGAGCTGATCAGCGGGGATACGGGCCTCGTTGAAACCAATATCTGGCGCCGCGTAGATCGTACCACGACCGGAGAAGTCCTGTTTCTTCTTCAGGATCTTATCCTGGAAGTAACCCGTCTTCGGTCCACCGGTACCTTCCAGCTGACGCATCAGGCCTTTGGTCCCCTTCTGCTTCGCTTGGAAGTCAATCGGGTCACCGCCGTCCATGATTGCTTTCGCCCCGTTGTACAGGTCACGACGCAGATCGACCATCCCTTCCATGTCTGGAGAGATCATGTCCATCCCGATTTCGTCATCCAGACGCTTCAAGCGGCCATTTACCAGCATGTGGTGTTTGTACAGCTCGTTGACGTCAGCGTAGCCCAGACGGTTACCCGAAATGGTATACGGACGCATGACCGGAGGAATTACCGGCATGTGGTGCAGCACGAGTGCCTTCGATGGATCCGTAAAGCCCTGCTTGGCCAGACCGGCCAGGTACTTCATCTTCTTCACGATGGTGTCACGCTTGGTGGCAGACTTCTCGTCCATCACTTTGCCACGCAGGTGGGCCAGCTCGTCGTCGACGTGAATGTCTTTCAACATCGCTTCGATCGCGTGTCCGCCGACCAGTGCTTCCCCACCCTCTTCTGCCGCTGCTTTCTCCAGCGTGTTGGAAACGGTCAGCTGTTTCACCAGAGCATCGTCCTTGTGGGTATCGACCAGGTCGAACAGGCCTTTACCGCGACGAATCACCCCATACTTCCCGGAGATCAGGTTCGTCATGTGCTCTTTGCTCAGACCCAGCAGGGCACGAGCAGGATCTTCCATGACCGGGTTAACGATCGGTTCCATCAGCTTGTAGTGAGACCAGTTGTTACCTTCT